ATGGAGTAATGCTGTCAGCTATTACCCAAGTTCCAGCGATGTTGCCACGATAAACGTAACGCAGCATTGAGTAAATATCCAGCATCACGGTGTGCATATCGGATATGCGCTCCACAGCATCTGAGAAGTCCTCTCTGTGGCGGTCGGCAATAGCAACGGCAAACCGATAAATCACCTTGTCAACGGTTACCTGCGAGCCGTCAGGAAAAATCCGCATCAACGGATAAAGCTGCTCACCATTAGTGTTGATATTTGGCTCAACATTAACGATAGTTGCCTTTATCTGTTTGTGATTTTGCCCTGCTTTTGTCAGTGCTGCCAGTAGTTGGTTTATCGTTACCACTTAAAAATACTTTTAATTTGTTTTCGTTCTTTATTCTGACTTTATTCATCGGAAAAATCCACGTAGGAATTTATACTCTTCGTCTTCGCCCAGCATAAAACCGCCAAAAATGGCTTGGTCTTGGGGGTTGATTACATCCAATCCGGGTGCAGGTGTCCTATATTCTGGAAACAAATCCATGTTTTCGCATAGATATAACCGCAATCTTTCACCATAATACTCGGCTTTTTGCTGATAACGTTGCTCAATCATGCGTAATTGGTCAACATCGATTGCATTTGCGTTCTCTGCACCACGTGTCGCAACCGATTTATTCATCATTTTAAACGTCATCGGAAGCATACTATCAGTCACAACGTAATGATACAGGCAAGGTGCGATGTATTTATTGACCAAAGTCAAGTAATCGCCTGCCAATCCAGCCCCGTTGATGTCATCACACAGCTTGTCATACAAGGTGCTGCCCAAAATATCACGGATGTAGATGTCCTGAGCGGTCCGCATTGCTGTTTGGAGCAGCTTGCTGTCTACGTTTTCATCGATTGGAGTGTTTTTCTTAACATCCTGTTCGCTTATAAAAAATGCAAATGTTGCCATTATCCTTTTCTCCTTACTACTTTTTGCGCCCATTCGTGACGGCAGTGCGGAATATGCAATGGTGGCTCACTGTTTGGAACGGTGTACCATCCACCTCTGCGGAGCCATGCGTTGTAACCTACAATCGCACTGATTTGGTCGATTTCATCACGGGTGTATAGTTTTTTCTGGTCCATCATTTTGATGCAAAACTCACGCGACTTTCCACCGGGTTGCAGTTTAGGTGCATCTGGGCTTAAATCGTATTTGTATCTCACCTCTATTTTTGGCAATCCCTCATCTTGGATGTCTGCCCTACCAATATCGGTGATTTTGATTGCGTTGTTTGTCCAGTTCAGTTTGCCATCGGATTGCAGTTTTTTCAGTATCTCGATGACTTCCGGCTCATCCAATTTCACCGCATCAGCAATGTTTTTCACGGTGGCCTTTTCATCAGCCGTTACAACCGCCAATACTTTTTTCTCTTTTGTGTCCAATGCAAACAGCATCGGCACGTCTTCGAACTCATCTGCACTGACACCAAACTTGGAAAACACCTCGATGTCGCTGTCTTTCCACAATTCGCATTCGCACTTTAATTTTACCGCTGTAAATGTGGTAGGTTCAGGTGCGGTGCTTGGTGTACTTGCAAGCGCATCACCGCCCTCAATTGGTGGCAGTCCTGCCAATGCACGTTTTTCATTGACGGTCATATTAGCAAGTACGTTATTTGCAACCAATGGCGAAAGACTGTTGATATTGTCAATAGTTTTCTGTGCTGCATCAATTACTTTCTGCTCTGTTTCACCCAATCCTAACTCTTGACGCGCTTCATCTACTGTGGCAATACCTGCGGTGTACAAACCAACATAATCAATGGCCAAAAACTCGCTGTCTTTGGTTGTAATTATGATGCCGGGATAAACCGTTTCAAGCGTATTTTCAAGGCACGTTTCAATTTTGCTTTGTCTGCGGTTGATATACGATTTGTGCAACAACTCATACGCCTGTATCATTTCGTTGCGTTGCCCCAATGCACCCTCTGTGGCATAACCCAATAAAATCTTTGGGAAGTTGTGACCGACAAAGATTTCATCCTGCACCGTTTCATTCAGTTGCAGGAATTGTTTGTCCATTTCGCTGGGTTGCAAGTGGTTGATGGTGGCTTCCTTTTCGTTCATTTCATTGAACTGTATCAGCACACCACCAGCGTTGTCGGTGCCGGTTGTTTTGGCCTTAAACTTACGCTCAAATTCGTATGCTATTTCCTGCGATGGCTGACCTTTGAAAAGCTGCACCAAAGTACCATTTGAAAATCCGTTGCGGATATTGTTGTTATGGAAGTTTGCGATTTCCACATCAATCTCAATGTACTGCAAACAATGCTGGTAAGGTGGTAGAGGATAAACGCCCAACCCCGGTGCATATTCACGGAAGTAAAACAACTGCACTTCCATCGGCTGCGCCTTTTTCGGGTTGAAAGGCTGATAATGTTTTATGTCTTCGGCCTTTGCTTTTTTCCAATCCTCTGCAAAGCAGTATCTTTCGTGATCAAGTGTGCGAACTTTACTAAAATCTATGTGGTAAAGTGCAGCCAACTGCCCCAATTTGTTGTAATGTACCTCGTATGCAAAGCCATTAAACAATTCATAATCGAGTGCCAGTTTATTTTTAAACTCTTGTACACCCTCATAAGGGTTCACGTAATCTATTATTTTGACAGCGTTGAGGTTGCCCTCTACAACGGTCTCTTCACCTGCTACAAATCGTGCCTTTTGGCGAACAATAGCACCATGTTTTGGCGAACGGTTGTAAAATTCCAATAAGTGCTGTGGGAAATTATTGTCTTCCCCGTAGTACATTATGCCCTTATTCTTGTTTTCCTTGAATACAGGCAACTTGCTTTCGGCAAAATTTATGCGTAATAGTTCAAAACTCATCCTACGTTGTGCTGTTTTATGGTTGTGTTGACCTCGTGGTCATTAAATGGTGTGTGGCTGGTAGAAACGTATGCAAGGCCCCGGTCAATTTCCTCGTTTGCCAGCAGATAATTGGTGTTGGTCGGGCTTGTCTGTGCGTATAATGACCAATAATGCGTACCTACGGCAAGTGTTTTGGCTGTGCTGCTGCCCTCGACAAATGAAAATAACTGGTATCTGTTAGGTGCTGTGCTGCTATCTGCCACGATAAATGTCTTTCTTTCTTGCGACATTTCGCTCTCGAACACCAATAAATAATACACGGGAGAAATAGTCACTTTCTCCTTGCCCGTGATTATGAGTTCCGGTGTTCCGCCTTTCGTGATGTATAACATCCTACCCATAAAAGTAGATAGTTTTGATGTTAAACAAAAAGGGCCACCGAATGGCAGCCCCCTTTGCATGAAACACTCAAATCAATTACGAACCAAGAGCGAGCGAAGTTACAACAGAAGATTGAACTTTCAAAGGCAGATCGGTTTCTTTGTGCAAAAAGTTCAGCACATGACCTTTGAAGTCACCAAACGCCTGGCCGAAATTGGTTTCGGATTGCTGCAACTGAACACCGTAGTCAGCACCCAACAGCCAGTAATCACCGCTTGCATCAAGGGCAATGGCCAGCATACGGTTCTGGGCCAGCAGTTTAATTTCGTTACGCTGTGCGGTGGTAACTTTGTGCAGACGAGCAACGAGGTCGGCTTCGTAAAATACAGTGCCGTTCTCAGTTGATGGAATTGTTCTCCAAGTCATGCTGGCGGTTTCTTTTTCAAGTTCGTACTTGAAATAAGATTTGCCACCTGACAAGGTGTGTGCGGAAACTTCTCCGCTTGATTTAGTTAGGGTAGATTTGGCATCAAATTCAACGAGCCAAATTGTCTTAATTCCGGCACTTGCTGTCTTACAGTCAAGGGTCATTCCGGTGGTGAGTACACAAGGCATATTTTTATTTTTAAATTAAAGGGGGTGAGGTTGTATCCCCACCCCCCGGGTTAAACTTACTGTTTGGTAACTTACTTAATGGTTAGAGCTTAAAATAAGTTACTAATTCTGGATAGGAAATTTGACAACCTATCTTGAAATTTGCGTTAAATTGTACGCGCCTCTCATATGGATTGAAGATAAATTGTAGATCTTCTTCTTCATTCATCATATCAGTACCAATGAAGAAGTTGCTCCAAAGACCAGCAACAATTTTGTTTGTGCCATTCATACCGTTCAAACCGTAGATTTTGATGCCAGTAATAGGGTCGATAATTTCCATGCTGCTTATTTCGGCAGGTGAGTAATGGAACAAGTTAGCACCAACCAACCATTGACGGTACAGACGGAAAGTGTCAGTTCCCATTGCGATGAACAAATCAGGCTTATCCAGCAGAGCAGCGGGAATAACACCGTAGATAGTTCCGAGAATGTCGTCGATGTTGCTTGCAGTGATAGAAGAGTAAGCACCACCTACGTTACCGCGGATAGGGTCGCCAGCATCACCAAAACCAAGACCATCAAGAATAGTTAAGAAACCATCCCAGAAAGCATTGTTTCCAGTTCCGCTTGAAACATTACCCTGCCAAATTGCGGTTTCAATAGCTTCGGCAATTTTGCCAGCTTTTTCATTTGCAACCTGGTCGGTAAATACTCCCATGTCGATACTTTCGCCAGCGTTCAAAGCCTGCTGAGTATATTTAGTTTCAAGGTCTTTTGGGCAAAGAGTCTCTTGAACTTTTACTTTACCAACAGTAATAGTACGCTGTGAAAAAGTAGTGTTACCGCTGCTTGAGTAGCTGCAAGAATCACTTTGAAAGAATACATCGGATGAAAGAAGAGGCAGAATTTGACTGCTCTTGATACCGGGAATTACCTGTCCAGCACCTTGCAGCAAAGAAGCTGTTTTGGCGGTGAACACTGCTTTGGTCAGAAGCTCCAAGCTCTCTTGCTTGGTGTAATTAGTAAGACCTGCTACGTTAAATGCCATGTTATTTAATTATTTAATTTTTTTGATTGCGGAAAGAAAGCCATTAAAATTTTCCTCTTTTTTTACGTTTGCTGAACCAAATGGCTTTTTAGTCGGTTCAGGTGTAGTTGCTGCGAACTTCTCAAATACTGAAAAGGTCTCTTCAACTTTGCCCAGTACACTGATAAGGGCGGTTTCGAGGGTGGCAATTTTTGCAGCCAGTTCCTCATTAGCGGCCCGCAGTGCGTCAAATTGTTCCAGACTTGCAAATTGGTTTTCCACTTCAACATCTTCAACGGGCATTGTTTTCTCTTCGATAAGTTCAACAACTCCGTCTTTTGTGGTAATCAGCTGACCATCGGTGGTTTCGTGTACCCCATCAGGAGCAGGCACGATGCCCTCTTCGGTTTTAACTGAAAGCATGGAACCAACATTCAAAGTTTCACCGTCAAATACTACGATTGTGCCGTCAACCAAAGTCAACTCACCAAACGCGGCTTCAACAGTTTCAGCCGGAACTTCATTGAAACGCTGCTTAACTTCGGCCATAAAAGCCGCAAGTCCGCTCTTCATTTCTGAAAGCTCTGTTTTTAAATCCATACCATAAAAGGTAGGTATGGTAAAACCTATGCAAAATTTTTCAGCATCGTGGCTATTTCACGCATCAGCGTTACCACTTCATCCTGCTCTTCCATGTCGAAAAAGCCCTCAACACTAAAGCCTTTCCACTCCCCTGCCTTTACTTTTGCCCACAATTCGTCATTGTCCACAAGGTAGGTAAGAAACCAGCTACCGTCTTTGGCATCCTCATATCCCTTGGGCGGCATCACACCACGCTCACGGTCTATAAAGTAGCTTTCAATCATATGCACACCACTATCAACCGGGGTTTCGTGGTCGGTATTTACCGCCTTGTAAAAGTTTTTGCGGACAAATTTCTTTGCAATAGTCCAGATTGTGGGTGCATCAAAGGTCACATAATACTCGCCACGTACATCATCATAGCGGTAAATGGGTAAATCGGCAAGCATGGCAGGTCCAGTGACAATACGTTTCTCCTCATCCTGCACGCTGTACGCTTGTTTCATATCGATTTGCTGAAGTTTTCTTTGCGCCCATGCAATGCCCTCATCACCACCCCACGCTAACCACATAAGGCGGCCACATCCATCTCCAAGTTCTTTTCGGCTGTTCTGTCTGTGCCGTTCAAATGCTGCCATCCTTGCAATTGTTTCACGGGTTATGGCTTCACCATTGGCCAGTTGGTTTGCTCTTATCTTGCCTACGGGTGTACCACAATCACCCCATCCGTTTTCCTCTGCCCAACGCAGGGCAATCTTTGCATTTTCTTTGGCTGCTTCAGGATAGTCATCGTAGCTTTCAAATTCCTTGCGGCTTTCCCATTTGGAATAACACACGGCAGCGGCTTGGTCTTGCTCCATGCCCTCGCCAATCATATATGGAATACAACGCCCGATAAATTCATCTTCACTTTCCTTTGCACCGGGTTCTACAAACTGCTGACTAAACAGCATAAAGTCTTTTTGTATGGCAGGGCGGTCAACGAGCGACACAAAGTCTACCCCGGTATCATCGTCTTCGTTAACGATTATTTTGTAAACGGGCAATTCCATATCTTTAAAAGTAGATTTAGACAACACTGGTATTTCTTAACCTGCGGACACGGGTCTGGGTTTTGGTGATGTCACCCTCAAGAACATAAACCCTACCCATTCCACCAAATTGCTGTTCATCAGGCAATGCACCGCCTGTGATTGGTGTCATTACAGGGGCGGCAGGTGGAATACCACCACCGCCACCGCCTGCGCTTGCTGACATATTACCACCGTTTAATATATCCTTTGCCTTTTTTATGTTGTTTAAAACCATTGCAACACCAGATGCATAAACCGCCCCTGCTGCTATTTGTGGAAATGGTGCAGGTACTCCCATCTGTGTCATGTTTTTTGCTGTGTTTCTTGCTTCAAGTATTGTGGCTGAAATAGCCTTTGCGCTATCGGCAGCAATTGACGCCAATGCAAATGCTTTTTGTGCGTCACTGCCTTGTTTCATCAAACCTGCCAACGCATCCAATACGCTTGCCGCTCCTTGCAATCCGTCCAATCTTGCTTTTTGTATTGCTTCCTCTTTTCTCTTTTCAAGTTCAATTTGTTCAGCAGCAAGTTTTTTATTTAATTCAACCTCTTCAAAAGCCTTTTCAATGCGATATTCACGCATTGCTGTTTCTGTTGCTTGTTTCTGTTCTAAACGCTTTTTTGTTTCCTCGTCAATTGTTTTATCGTTTTGTTCTCTTTGCTTTGCGCTTTCGTAAATTAATTTGTTGAACAGTTGTTCCCTTGTTAAGGCTTTCTTTTTAACCTCTGCTGTTTTTTTATCTGCTGTAGTTGCTGTTGTTTCAATTGTGGAGGTGAGTTCGCCAGTATCTTTGATATATCCAAGCAATGCGGTTCTTTGTCCTTCAAGGCTTTTTAATGTTTTGTCTGCATTGGCTTCACGCTGTGCAAACATATCTTTTTCTGCCTTAACTTGATTTTGAAATCCGGGGCCTGCTTGTGCGTATAAATCATTTAATCTTTCTTGAAGTTTTATGGCCCGCTCTTCTTTACCTAATCTTATTTCAAGTTCAACCGCTGCAATTTTTTTCAATTTATCAAGTGCAGCTTCTGCCTTTGCTCTTTTATAAATAGATTGCACCAATATCTCCGATGCAGCAGCAAGTTCTTTTGTTCCTGTTTTTTCGATGTCAATATTTTTGAGATAGCCGGGATAATCTTTTTGCAAGTTTCCCAAAGCTATTTTTCTATTTTTTAAACTTTGGTTTGTATCATTTAAAACCGCAACCAATGCCAATGAATTGCTATATTGGTTTTCCAGTATTTCATCAGCCTTTTCGCTGACACTATTTAACGCTATCTGTTCATCAGTCAATTCCTTTGTTACTTTTCTAACATTTGAAATAACAGCAATTGCAGTAGTGACAGCACCAACAAACAAAAGTATTGCACCAATACCAGAGGTCATTATTGCTGTTTTGATTGTATTAAAGGCGCTTAATGCTGATTGGCCTAATGCTCTAAATTGATTTCCAGCATCAATTAATCCTTGTATGCCCTGCGCCAACGCCATTGCTCCTTGCACACGCAATAAAGCCTTTTGCACATCTTCACTCTCACTACCAAACAAGGCCATTGCACCCTGAGCGGCTTGTATTCCATTTGCTACACCACCGACAAGTTTTCCAATTGCTTCAAACTTATCAGGATTAAGAGCCTGCACACGCTGCTGAAAATCCTGCATTTGGTCTTTTAGCTCTGCAACACGCTTTGTCGCTGCAATTGCTTCATTTGAAAACTCCCCAAATTTCTGTGCGATTGCAACAGCTTCTTGAGTTGCTTCCCTGATTTGCGCTTTTAAGGATTTAACGCTTTCCGTGCCTTTGGTTTTGGCCTCTAAATTTATTGCTACCGTTGTTTGTGCCATTTTATTTTTTGCTTAATACGTACCATTGTGTTCCATCGCAGAAGATGTAAATGCTATCCAGATGGTTATTCAAATCCCAATGCGCTCCACCATCAATTAATTCGCTATCGTAAGGATGAACACGCACGTTTTTATTTATTGCTGTTCTATAAACGTAATATGTTTTGTATTTACAAGTGGATGCCTGTGGTAATGTGACAACTAAATCCGCGCTTCCATTACCTGCAAAAATAATATCTACATCAAGTGTGGCAGTGTAATTAGTTGTAACCGTGATAAATCGGTTTGTACTAAAATTGATAGGATTGAATTGTTGACCTTGTATCCAAACCTCATTACATCCAACCGAACCCGATGGCGCAGTTCCAATCACAATACTGTCATCACATAGGAAAGTGACACCACTGGTTGCAAAGGCTGCATTTCGCAATCCATAATTGCTTACTGCGTTTGCGACAACAACA